ACAGTATGATGTTGAGCTTGCTGCTAATACTTCAGGTAATGGAGCTGTTGAAATAGCTCATGTTACTACCGGTGGAACAAATTATAAGTTCGAAACGGGAGCAGTACAATCAGGATATGTAGAAACCACTACTACCGCTAAAATTGTAGGATCCGGCCTAGCAACAGACGACCTTGTTGATAGTGATATCTTTTTCACATCAGATGGAGGAAGTGGATCTACGGGTCTCGGAGGAAGAATTACAGCCTATGATGCTGCTACTCAAGTAGTAACTTGGACACCCGCACTTGACGGTGCTGTAGTTCCAGCAGATGCAGATGGATATTCTGTCGGACCCGCTGTTACTATTACGGGTGATGGACACGGTGCTAATGTTAGAACTACTAATACTGTATCCGGAGTTATCGGAGATGTGGTTGTTGTAGCAGGAGGAAATAATTATGGAAACGCAGTAGCCACTCTTTCATCAAATGGTGGAGCCGGTGGAGCAATTGATCCTATTATCGGGCCAAGAGGTGGTCACGGTGATGATGCAGTTGAAGAACTTGGCGGATTTTTCGTAATGGTTAATAGCCGTTTAGAATATGGAGAATCTGGTAACTTCACTACTAATAACGATTTCCGTAAGATCGGACTTTTGGCACAACCAAATTATGCCAATGGTGATGTTTCTACCGCAACAATTATAGACCAAGCAGTAACATTTACTATACAAACTTGGAATAGTACTGCGTTTGCAGAAGATGAGGTAGTTACCGGTGCACTTTCGGGAGCACAAGGTAGAGTAATTGATTTTAAGGGTAATACTACTATTAGATTAGTAGATGTTACTATGGGATCAAGTACTACCGCAGGATATGACAGTATTACAGGATCATTCCGTGCAAATGAAACAATCACTGCACCAAGTGGAGCTCAAGCTAATACTTCAGCTGTAGTAGGTGGAGATTTGGAAAGGTTTTCCGGAGATGTTCTCTATATTGAAAACCGTTCACCAGTAACAAGAGCTGATGACCAAATCGAAGATGTGAAACTGATAATTGAATTTTAATGAATTTGTGACAATTTAATTAAAATATTATTAATTTAGGAATACTTAAATGCCATTATCTACTAATTTTAATGTTACGCCGTATTATGATGATTATGATGAAACCAAAGGATATTATCGCATACTTTTTAAGCCAGGTTATGGAATCCAAGCGAGGGAGCTAACCCAATTACAAACTGCTTTACAAAAGCAAATAGAACGGGTTGGTGCTCACAGTTTTAAAAATGGTAGTAAAGTTCTAGGTGGAGACATAACATTAGATACGGATGTACATTCGCTTCAACTAGAGATGCAATATCTCGGCACTAATATAAATGCCGCGTCCTTTATAGGAAAAACTGTTATAGGTGAAACCTCTAATGCAAGAGGAAGGATTGTAGCGTCTCAGGCACCTACTAATCTGTTACAACCTATTTTAATGTTTCACTATTTGGGTGGTGATATTTTTGTTGACGGCGAAATAGTACAAGATGAAGTTGTAGCTCCAGCTGAATCAGAAGTCTATGCAACAACTGTTAGTCTAGACGGACCCTCCGCTATGTCTAATGCTGTTGCAAACGGCTCTGTTGTTAGTATTGATAATGGTGTTTTCTTCCTTGATGGTAATTTTGTTCTTTGTGTTGCAAATACTCTAATTCTAGATACTGCTAATACTACACCTTCTGGCAGAATTGGATTAGAAATAGCAGAAACAGTTAAAACAAGTGATGATGATATGTCATTATTAGATCCTGCAGATGGATCTTTTAACTATGCTGCACCTGGTGCAACTCGACTTGATATAGCATTATCTTTGGTTAAAAAAGAAATTGATCTTGCCGATCCAATCGCAGCTGTTGCTGATCCAAATTTTATACAATTATTAAAAATTGTTGATGGAATTAAACATCAAGCGGTTGAATATCCTATCTATACCGCAATTGAAAAAACCCTTACTAAAAAAGCACATCAAAAATCAGGTGACTTTACTATAACGCCTTTTGACCTGAAATTGGAACCAAATAGAGGATTATCAGGAGAAACTGCAAATGCAGGACTTGCTGGAACAAGTGTATATGGAAATAATACACGGTTTACTACAGAGTTGAATATAGGTGATAAAATTTATCTGGGGTCTAATGTCACATGTGCTGAAGTTAGTACAATAGCAAATAATTCAAGATTAACAGTTACTTCTACACTTGATGCTGGAACATCCGGATTAAAAATTTATAATGAATCCGAAATTCAAGCAGGAGTAAGTTCAGGAAAAGCACAAATTGATGGTTATGAATATGAAAGTGTCTCTACTAAATTTCTTGATATTGATAAAGGTCGTGATACTGATATAGATTCTGATTATGGTATTGGAGTTGAAGTCGGAAATTATGTTGTAGTTGATAATATGAATAAATTTTTTGATGTTGGTACACACGAAATACTTCATTTACATAATGTAAAATCTGTAAATATTAATGTAACAAGTAATACAGAATATTTGGCAACTCAAACTGGTACCGCAAGAGTCCGTAGTTTAAAATGGGATTCTTCTACTGGAAATACATCAGCTTCCGATTCAAATCATTCAAATTATAGAACATATCTTTATGATATTGATACTTCTAATTCAGTTGGAGGTACAGTTGGAGCTGGAAATGCAGACAAAACAATAGTTCAACTAGATACCGCATCTACTTCTTATGTGAATAATACCTATCTTGGATCAACTATTACTGTTAATACTGTTAATGGAATTGATAGTACTAGTGACCTTAGATCAATAGATACATATGTCTCTAATTCTACGGGACATTGGGCTACTGTTAATTCGGCAATTTCTCAAGCCACTATTACGAATAGTACTTATGATATAGCATTTACTATCGCAGATACTCAATCAATCACAGTTGCAGAATATTCAATAACTCTTCCAGGTGCTGCTGCTACTATAAATTCTTATGCTGATATTGCATCCACAGGAAAAGTTGGTGGAGTTGATACTGGAAAATGTTTATTAAATGATTCAAATATAAATTCTTTAGTTTACTCATTGCCACAAAGTCCCGTTAAAGCAACGGTGATAACAGCAAATACGGTAGACTATATGTTTAAACTAGTCCAAACAAATCTTACTTCTGATGCTGCAGGTAAATTTACAATAACTTTATCAAATCCTAATTATGAATTTCTTCCAAAATCTGGAACATTAACTCATAAACAAGCACGAGAAGGATATATTGTAGTTGTTAAGGAAGCTGATGGAGGAACAGTAACTACTGCACAAACATTTGTTAATGCAGTATCTTCAGGTACTTCTATTCCTAGTAATGATAGCGCAATAGCAAGAGATTTAATTGATGGTGAATGGTTAGACCTTGGTGCCCAAGATGACGCTGCTGCTTCTATTAGACCTGTTGCCGTCGCTGTAGATAAACATACAGTAGAAATACATTGTAATACTTCTTCTGCATTTACCGCAGATATTATATATTGTGCTTCAAGTTCTACAACAAGAAAAGAGCCGGGTCCAAGAACAAAATCTTTAGTCTCAGGTAACGGTTCTCATTTAGGTTCTTATGCAGCCGGACTTCCCGTAACAGATTTAAATAGTGGACAATTTTATTTCACAGCTCCTAATTTAACACAAACTGCTACGGATGAACTTGTTGTTTCAGATGCATTTAATTTAGTAAAAGTTGTTGATTCTGGAGTAGAATCTATTCCAGTAACAAATACAATGATGACTTTATCTGCACATGATATTACTCACATGTACGAATTTGATACAGGTCAAAGAGATGGTTTTTATGATCATGCAAATATTAAATTGAAAGCTGGTTATCCTGGCCCTATTGGACAAATGGTATGTGTGGTGGATTATTTTGAATGGGATGGAGCAGTGGGATATCATTCAGTCGATTCTTATCCTACAGCCGGAGTATGGAATCAAAAAGATGTCGCAAGTACGAAACCATTTGATTATACGACAATACCAGAATTTACTAGTCCTTCATCAGGTGAGACATTTAAACTAAGAGACTGTATAGATTTAAGACCCCGAAGAGAAAATGAATCTAATGATTTTAGAGCAAATACTGCTGCACTTGAAGCAATACCAACTCCTTTACCAAGTGGTACGTTAACGGCTGATGTTCAGTATTATCTTCCCAGAGTAGATAAAATCACATTAACTAAAGATCGAAAATTTAAAATTTTAAAAGGTACACCTTCATTAAATCCTGTGACACCTCCTGATGATGAAGATTCAATGACATTGTATTCATTAAATATTCCAGCATATACTTTTAATCTTTCTGATGTAATTACACGATATGTTGATAATAAACCATTTTCTATGCGTGATATTGGTAAATTAGAAAAACGAATCGAAAGATTAGAATATTGTACTTCATTATCTTTATTAGAAAAAGAAACTGCAGCAAGGAGTTTTTCTACCAGTCAGGGAATTGCATTTAAAAATGGAATATTAATAGATTCATTTAGCGGCCATTCTGTTGGAGATGTTTTAAATGATGATTATAATATTTCAGTAGAATATGCGTCTAAAGAAATGCGACCGGGATATTATTATGATAATCATAAATTTACGTATGATGTGTCATATAGTAATAACGTGACAAAAACTGGAGATTTAATTACTCTTCCTTATACTGATGTAGATTTTATACAACAACCCATGTCAAGTAATACAGTTGTAACAAATCCATTTAATATTGTTACCTTTGTAGGAAACTTAAAAACATATCCATCATCAGATGTTTGGTTTTCTCAAAATGCTAGACCTGAGATTGTGACAAATCTAGAAGGACAACATGATAATTGGAAATTAAGTGGAGGAAGAAAAGGTTTTGGTTCGCAATTCAATGATTGGGAAACAAATTGGAAAGGTATAGAAAAAACTGAACCCCCTATTCTAGGAACAGAATCTAACGGAAAGACTTATGAAGAAAAAAGGATGACCGCAGAATTAGATGATGCTAAAACACGAATAGGTATACAACCTACACCACCAGATGCCATTCTTAAAACTGTAGGAAAGAAAATCGTTGATACTACAGTTAGACCTTATATAAATGGACAAAGAATACAATTTCTTGCAAAAGGATTACGTCCTCTTACAAATGTATATACATTTTTTGGTTCAACTGATGTTGGAGCAAGTACACGACCCGCGACATCACTACTTCTAGGAAGTATAGATGGTACATTTGAAGTGGGTGAAACACTTGTTGATACGGCAAATAATCATAGTACAATTTTAATGACAACGGATGTAGTTTCTAATGTAGCTACAGTTTTGATTTCTAATGTATCTGGTAATGTTTCTTCTACTACAGCAAGTCCTTATGGTGCTGCAAATGGAATGACTATTGGTACAAGAGAAGTAATGGCTGATACTATTGGAGATGTAACTCATGTATTTGCTACAGGAAATACTATTACGGGTGGTACAAGTGCCGCGACTGCAACTATTACACTCTCTTCAAAATACTCTCTTGGTGCAGCTAATGGTATTATGAGAACAGATAAAAATGGTCAAATGGCCGGAGAAGTATTCATAGAAGATGGTGTATTTAGAACAGGAGATAATCTTCTTAGAATTACAGATAGTAGTTTAGACAATGTTGCTGCTACTGTCGCAGTAGCTGAAACAAAATGGTCAGCTAAAGGTGTATTAGATTCTCATTCAGCAGAATATGTTTCTACAAGAGAGGCAATTATTCGTAGAGAAGTAGCAAATGAAGAAAAACTTTTCACCGATACTACTGTTCGAGAAACAGAAAAAACAAATTGGTTAAATCCTATAGCACAAACATTTTTTGTAGATCCACAGAATTTTCCAAAAGGAATATTCATAAGAAGCGTTGATTTATTTTTCTCTGCAAAAGATGTATATTTACCTATAACTTTACAAGTAAGACCGGTTGTTAATGGATTTCCAAGTTCTTCTAAAATATTACCATTTAGTGAAGTAACATTAACTCCAGAATTTGTTAATGTTAATGCAATAGCAAATTCAGCATCTGCTTTGACTTATACAACATTTACATTTGAATCTCCAGTTTATTTGGCACCAAATGAGTATTCTCTTGTAGTAGGAACAAATAGTACAGATTATAAATTACATTTGGCGGAAGAAGGTTTTACTGCTATCGGAACAGATGATACTAAAATTTCTAAACCGAGTTTTATAGGTTCACTTTATAGACCACAAAATTCAAATTGGTGGGGAACTAATCTAGATGAATATTTAACATTTAGGATGAAGCGTGCAGATTTTACAATAGGTGCTGGTGGAAACACCAATTTCGCAAAAATGGTTGTACATTGCAACGGTGCTTATGGAAATACATCAAACGTAGAAATGGATTATTTTAATGTTGGTACTTCAACATTAGATTTTAGTGATACAGAATCAACTTGGAAATATGTTGCTTCTAATAATTCTTTTACTATGAATGATGTTCTAGAAGCTACCGCAACTTGGACGGAATTTACTCCTAATAAAAATCATAAATTGATAGACAGAAAGAGACTTGTTGCTACCTCTAATGGTACATTTAGAGTAAGAACAGAAATGATATCAGCAAATTCTCATGTTTCTCCTACAGTAGACCTTGATAGATTAAATGTGACTTCTGTACATAATATCGTTGATAATGGAGAGTTATCAAATAAAGATATAACAGTAATGACTAGAGGATCAGGATATGAAAATGTGGAACCACAATTTGTCACTGCTGTATTAACTGATGGAGGAACAGAAAACGTTGCTTCATTAAATGTTCATGTTTCTGTATCAATGAATGTAAATTCAAATTCAACTACAGTAACTAGTGGAAATACTTCATATACTGTTGATGCTGGAAATCCTGGCCAATTTATTGTGGGTGAAGCAGTAATGGCGAATACTGCCGCAGATGTTAATGCGAATAATAGTGGTATTTACGGAGTTATAGATTCTGTAACATATTTAGATGGGGATTCTGCTGCAAATACTGCTACTGTTACTATTAAAACAAGTGCGAATAATCAAGGAGTTTTTGGTAATGGTATATTAATTTGGGCCAATCCAAATGCACAGACAAATGCTGCGACAGGATTAGAGACATCATGTAGTAATACCAAGATGCAAGTATTGATATCAAATGGTTATGTTTCAAATGTTGTAGTAGTTGATACAGGAACAGGATATACAAAAAATCCATCAATTAGCATTTCGGGATTAACTCCTGTTGTGGGATCTATTAATGCCGCAGTACAATGTACAGGAGAGGAAAGAAATAGTGGAGGCCCAATGCTTTCTAAATATATTTCTCGTAGAGTAACCCTTAAAGATGGATTTGATGCTTCTGACATGAAAGTAGTATTAAGTGCTTATAAGCCAAAAGGTACTGATATTCATGTTTATTTCAAGCCTCAATCAGCTTCAGATCCAGAAAAATTTGATTTAAAAAATTATATATTGATGGAACAAGAGACAAGTCCAGGAACTTTCTCTAAGGGTAAAAATGATTTTCAAGAATTTGTTTATAAAACAGCAAATGAAAACTCAAATTATACCTCAAATAATGCACTATATGAAACGTTCAAAACCTTTTCAATAAAAGTTGCATTTGTAGCCAACACCACTTATGATATGCCAAGAGTAAAAGACTTAAGAGCAATAGCATTAGATTAAAAACATGGGAAAACAAATACAAACAGACGATCCAAGATTTGTTAGAGATGTGGAATCCAAAGCCTTATTGAGTACAGATCATAATGCTTTACAACAACATAGACAAGAACGCGTATATTTTGAGAACCAACGGAGAGACATAAATATAATGAAAGATCAAATAGAACATTTAACAAAAGTAACTGAAGAAATGTTAGAAATAAAAACTCTTCTTAGGAATTTCAAATGACAGCAAATGTTGAACTAACGGATACGTTTGGAACTTTCCGATCTAAAAGTAATGAACTTGTAGCAATGACTCATGATGGAATGAATAATTTCATCAAGGTATTGGATACTACAGACTCAACGAGTAATATTACTGGTTCGATTGTTACTGCAGGAGGTATTGGAGTAGCTGGAAGTGGAACTATCGGTGGAAATTTTAATGTTCATGGAAATCTCCATGCAAACGGAGCTATTTCAGCAGATGGAAATTTACAACTTGGGGATGCCGCAACTGATACAGTAACTTTTAGTGCTGATATAAATTCACACATTATACCTGATATCGATGATACTTATGATTTAGGTTCATCTGGACAAAAGTGGAAAGACCTTTATGTGGATGGTGTATCTTATCTTGATGCTATAAACCTTAATGGTACTGCAATTTCTGCAACGTCTGACCAAATTAATTATAATGTTATTAGTGCATTAGGAACAGCAGAAGTAAGTAAGACTGTTACAAGTGATGCAGCTGGTAATGTTATTTTTGTGGATGGGGCATGTAATATAGATATAGCAAGTCATGACGGTACAAATGGATTAAAACTGGGTGGAACACTAGTTACAAAAACAGCTGCTCAGATTAACTCTGCCGCAACAAATGAGGAAGCGACAGCAGTTGCCGTTTCAATGGCAATAGCATTAGGATAATTTCGTTTAAAAGAAATATAAATATAGGAACAACAACTTATGTCACAAGCAAGAAATATCGCTAATTTTGGTGTACATGCAACTACTCCTGCTGGTGCGGTGACATTCCTAGATGGTGCAACGGATGTAGATATTGCTCAACATGACGGTACAAATGGATTAAAACTGGGTGGAACACTAGTTACAAAAACTGCAACTGAACTTAATGCCACGGCATCAAATGAAGAAGCGACAGCAGTTGCCGTTTCAATGGCAATAGCATTAGGATAATAAAGGATTAAAAAATGGCAAATTCGTTTAAAAGAAAAACTTCAGCCGGGATTGGAACTGGTTTCATGCCTATAGACAGTTATACGGTTCCTGGATCGACAGAAGTTACTGTAATTGGAATGACTCTAGCAAATGTCACAGCCAGTCCCATTTTGGCTGATGCATCATTATTTGACGGAGCATCATATATCTCTATCGTAAAACAGGCCCCTATTCCAGCGGGTGGTGCATTAGTTGTTGTCGGAGGAGATCAAAAACTTGTAATGGAAGCAGGAGATAGTATGAGAGTTAAATCTGATACCGCATCTTCTATAGATGTAATAATGAGTATTTTGGAGATAACATAATATGTCAATGATAGGCAGACAGCCAGCACGAGCAGCAATGACTGCGGATGATATTGGAAATAATACTATAGATTCAAATAAAATAATTAATTCTTCTATAGTAGCAGCAGATATTGGTGCTCTTGATGCTTCAGTAATGACAGGTGTTATGCCAGTTGGTGTTACAGGAGGTTCTGGATTGGATGCTATATCAGGAGTTGGAGGTTCCACTTTTACAGCTGTAGCAGATGGAGCAATAGCGGCTGGAGATGAATGCATTGTAACCTCGGCAGGAAAACTAGCAAAGATTGCCTCATCTACGTCTGATGTGTATTTTGGCCCAAGTACAGCTGGATTGTTTAATGATTGGAGTACTGGCAATGGATTTAGGCAGTATGAAATCTACGACAAGTTGTGGAACCACGCACAATCTCTGAGTCCCAATCCTTTCGCTTCTCAAGATGCCATGAAACAAGCAGCATATAATTCTTTTACTAATGCAAGTTGGGGAATAAATTTCCACCAGGACGGAAGTGGTGGCTATGGAAATATGACGCAAATTCATGTTAATACGAGTGGTGTGTATAGTGATTATTATTTGACTGTAAACAGTATCACTTGCATCTCAGCTACTGGTAGTGCGCCAAATACCACCAATCTTTCCACCCTTTTCAGCTGGCTGACGTATAAGCAGTTGGTGTTTAGATTTCAATATTCAGCTACAGTAACAAATGTGACTGCAACAAATTTTTGTGGATGGGCCGATGGTGCATATGCAGATGGAGTTAGTGCTACAATTAATTTAAAAGGTACTATAGAAACAGGCCTAACTGGTTTGACGACAGGATCATCATATTATATACAGAAAAACGGAACTTTAAGTACGACAACTGATGATCCTTCGGTTTTAGCTGGTGTTGCACTTGCAACTAACAAATTATTGGTAGGATAAAGGAGAATTATGGCAGGATTTTATTCAGGTTCTGATACCGGAGGAGAGAAATCAGAGAGAAATAGATTTTTAGCTGAATCTGATCAATATGTGTTAGAAGATCATCCTACTACGAAAAAAGCAGAATGGTTGATTTACAGAACAGAGTTAAGAGATATGGATTTTTCAGATTTAGAAAATTTAAATTGGCCCGAGAAGCCAGAATAGATAATAAGGAAATATGGCTTATATAGGACGAGAATTACGACAAGATCAAGCAGCAAGGACACAGTTTACTGCAGTAGGTGCTGAAACTGCAGTTAATGTTACTTATACTCCCGGACAATTGACTGTATTTTTGAATGGTATTAAATTACTAGACGGTACTGATTTTACAGGAACAAATGGAACGAGTATTGATTTAGCGTCTGCCTTGGCTACTGATGATGTCCTAGATTTTATAGCTTATGACACCTTTACTGTGGCCGATGTGGTACCAGCTTCTACGGGAGGAACATTTGCGGGTAATATAAGTGTGCCTACAGCAACATCAGCCGGTCATGCGGTCACAAAAGCACAGTTAGATGCTTCAGCACATACTCCTGAAGGAACCGCAGTTTTGTCAACAGGAGAATCTGGAGGTTCTAAATTTTTAAGAGAAGATGGTGATAATACCTGTAGCTGGCAAGCAGTTCCTGCTGGAACACCTTCTATTACAGATAACGGTAATGCATTAGCCCTGACTGTTGATTCGAGTGAAGATTGCACTTTTACTGGCAACATTTTTCCTTCTGTTGATAATTCAAAGGATTTAGGTTCAGGTTCAAATAGATGGCAAAATATTTACACTACTGACTTACATCTTGCCAATGATAGAGGAAATTGGACAGTAATTGAGGAAGAAGATTACTTATCATTAAGAAACAACAAGACCAATAAAGTTTACAAGCTTGTCATGGAGGAAATAGAATAATGGCAGTAATTACTAGTAGTGCAAGTGCACGATCGCTTACAGACACGGCGGGAAATATGGTAGGACAAATAGGAGCTTTTGGTCAGGCTACTGCTCCCTCAGGTTGGTTAATTTGTGATGGTAGTGTAATAAACGGTGTCGCAGGTGGATTATATGAAGCTCTTTGGAATAAAATTGGCACTACTTACGGAGGTTCTGGACAAACAAGTTTTAATCTTCCAGATTGTCGTGGAGAATTTTTGCGAGGTTTTGATGATGGAAGAGGAACCGCAGATACTGGAAGAGGAATAGCATCTGCACAAACTGACACAGTAAAACAAGTTTGGTATGGTGGTACTCGTTTTAATGCCGACTATCATACTGGTGGTTGGGGTAGTGGATCACACAACTGGCAAATTAAACATTCTGGATATCCTAATAATTATGGCGCGGCTGTAACAACAAATGCGTTTGTTGCTCCTTGGTATCAAATTGGAGTAGGGATTGGTTATAATGGTATGAGATTATCTGTAGGAGAACACACCGAAACAAGAGTACGTAATGTCGCAATACGGTATTGTATTAAATATTAAAGGAAAAAAATGATAGTCTGGAATTCACAAACAGCAATACCAAGAGAACCACAACCAAATCCGGAAATACCCGGTGAATTTTTATATCGTAACGATGATGTAACAGAAGAGCCGCCTGAATTTGATGTTGATACTCAATTATGTCAATGGAATGGGTCAGAATGGAATATTAGTGATAAACCAAAAACCGAATGGGTGAATGGTGAAGAGGTTCCAATAGAAGAGGGAGAGGCTCCTCAAACATTAACAGCATTAGAACAGTTACGTGGTTTACGCCAAGGTATGTTACAAGCGATGGAACAATACGGAAAAGGATTAGAAGATAGACCATTTACACAACATGAATTAGATTACAGACAAGAACTCCGTGATTTACCTGAAAATTCCTCACCTCAATTAGATGAAAATGGTGTGCTAACTGATGTTACTTGGCCCACAGAACCACACTTGAGGATGTTAAATTAAATATATCAAAAAAGATAAATAGTATAAATAATTAATATTATGTACAACATGAATTCTATAAAGGAACAGATCAAATGTCAAAGAAAATTACAGAATTAGGAAAATTGTCCATTGCGGCAAATACAGATGTTTTACTAATTGTAGAAAATCCTAGTACATCTCCCACAAACAAATACATTGAAGTCGGCGACTTGATGGACAACTCTGGAGCTATGGCTCTTCCGGGTCTTGATATTGACGGCGGAACAGACATCGGTGCACCAATTATTGATATAGATTTATTTGTTGTTGATGATGGAGCAGGCGGCACAAATAGAAAAGCTACAGCTTCTCGGGTCAGAGATTTTGTTTATGAGGGTACAGAAAATAAAAAAATAAAACAAAAAGGTGCTTGTTTACAAAGTTCAACACATCAAGGATTATTTTTATAATTTAATTTGATTTTTGGTTAATAAAAAAAATTTTAAGGAGAAATAAAAAATGGCTATACCAAGCGGAAGTGGAACAGAAGTTTTAAAAGTTGCGTTTACATCAGGAGTTACTAATGCAGAAAGCAAAATTTTGACTGGTGTTGCAAATCATATCTATACAATATTAAGTGTTACAATATGTGAAACATCTGGAAATGCAGAAACATTTGACATGTATGTTGATGATGATGCTGGAGGAACAGATTATGAAGTTCTTTCTGATAGCGCACTTGGCGCAAATGAAACCTTTGTATATAACGATAGACTTGTCTTATCTGGAACAGATGCACTTTGTGTCGCGACTGCAAGTGCGGCAGATGTTGACATTGTAGTTTCATACATAGATCAGGATTGGACATAGGAGATATAAATGAGCGGATTACTTAATAAAATAGGTTCAAGGTCCGGCAAAATTTGGGCCGGACAGGCTAGAGAAGCATCTACAGGAGGAGGAGGAGCCGCTCCGACTTGGGATACTATTGCAGATGGAGCAATATCTGATGGTGCTAAATGTATTCTTAGAGAAGATGGAAAAGTTAGTGGTTTACCGAGTGAAGATGCATCAGCCCTTTATGGAGAAGGATCAACGGGCGATGAAGTACATGACAACGGCAACAAGGCGATCACAGCTTATGATACTACCACTAATAAGATAATTTGTATGTATAACACCACCACATCTGGTGGTAACTGGAATAAAGCAGCTTTGCGTCATGGCACGGTAGATGGGGCTACTAAAACAATCACATGGAGCAACGAGGTCATACTTAGTGTCGGACAAAATCAAGGCCATGCCATGTGTGTTGATTCTCACTCTGGAATCATATCCTGTTTCTTTCGTGATACCGGTAATAGCTTTTACTGTTCCGCTAGACTCGCAAAAGTCGTTGCTCTTCCGCATGCTTTTGATACAAGTTCAATTATTACTATAGAGTCTGCTGTTGGAGCTCCCTACGCCGCCGAATACGATGAGCAAAATCAGAGAGTAATATTAGTCTGGAATGGTTCCTCTTATAATACATACGCGCAAGCATTTTCCCAGTCATCCATGGGTTCAAGCTTGTACTGGACACCACAGGGTAGTAAAATAAACCTTAATATATCCTCTTTGGGTGCCTATGCTTCTGCTTGGAAGCCAGGTTCAGGAGGAGGTATGCTTTTCGCCGGCAAATGGGGTAATTACTCGATGATTACGCCAATATATCTACCAAATCAGTCAAGTAATGTAGTGCATGGGACTGATAAGTTCCTTGATATTGGAAACAGCTCAGGAACCTCAACATCGTATGACGAACATATACACGCAGTATATGATCCAGATACCGGTAATTTCTTGGTAACTCGCAAGCGAGGAGCTGGCATGCCGAACATATATCCACATGCTGATGCAAGGGATACTGTGTCTACGGTTGTTGAAGTCGGAGGTTCTTCTTTTAATTCTTTTTCTGTCAAGGCTACGGTAAAAGTCGCTGATGCATTACCGGATCCCGGAAGTGGAACTGGTTACAACTTCGGTAATTATGGTGGTAATCTTGGATACCATGAAGGAGAAAATAAATATATATGTGCCTGGTATAGTGAAGGGGACACTGATAACGGTTGGGTAAAAATTGGCCATATAGTATCTGGCCAGATCGTTTGGTCTACTGGAGCATACAAATTTTCTTCCACCGCGAACATGGCCATGTTTGGGCCCTCAGCTGTTTGGGATCCCGATGAAGGTGAATTAATTTTATTCTATAATAATTATTCTACAAACCATATTGAGGCCACATTCATCGATCCCTCGGTGGCTCTGACCAATTTAACTGCATCAAATTTTATTGGTATTGCCGATGGAGCTTATGCAGATGGTACTACAGCAAAAATCCAAATGCGCGGGCATATTGACGATGCTCAATCAGGTTTAACAATAGGTACAGAATATTTTGTACGATCTGATGGAACATTAGCAACGACAGCAGATGCAATTGGGTCAATCCCGGCCGGCAAAGCTCTCAGTTCGACTAAAATTTTAATTAAATAAGGATAAAATGAAAACTATTATAAGTAATGAAACTAATCACAGTCTTTACATATTCAACGATGATGTAGTGATGGATATTGATGGTGACAGATATGAGGTTGGAGATCCTGTAGAACTAATTATTCCTGATTGTAATAGTACTAATACAACAGTTCATGAAAACGTTACACCTCCTACTGATTGGAAAGGTGGAAAATATATTTTTGATGGTACTGATTGGACAGTTGATACTGACTATAATGATTCTGATAACGTAGAGAAAGTATATTCTGACTTTTATCCTGCCGAAAGAGGAAATGAGTAATGAAAACCATTGATGAAAAATTAGCTGCCAAAAATGCATACTACAAAGATAAAAGGGATAACTCATGACAGCAAATGTAGCCTTAACTGATACTTTTGACCAATGGCGAGTCAAAGATAATGAACTTATTATAATGACTCAGCCTAGTGGAATGAATAATTTCATTAAGGTACTTGATACAGCAAATTCTACTACACCTACTTCGGGTTCTATAATTACCCATGGCGGTATAGGAGTAGGAAAATCTGTACATATAGGAGAAGATTTAAAAGTCTGGGGCGATATTAACTGTGTAGGTGATACTACAGTAGGTGGTAATCTTATATTTGGTGACGCCACAACAGATCAAGTAACCTTTGAAGCAGATATAAATTCTGATATAATTCCAAATACAACTCTTGTATTTGATTTGGGTAATACCACCCATTTCTGGGCAAATACTTTTACAGGACATTTGACAGCTTCACAAAAAGTAGATTCAGGTAAACCTGCTCTTACTGTTGAAGCGATAGATGTTGATCAAATAGCAGTAGATATAAATGCTTCTACTGAAACCGCAAATGCTGTAGATATTTCAGCAGATTCTATTACTACTGGTACCGCATTTAAACTTTCTTCTGGTGCCATTACTAGTGGTATAATGATGGATCTTGTTAGTGCTGCAACAATTACAGGAACTGGACTTAATGTTGCATTAGATTCATTAACTACTGGTAAAGTTGTGAATATTTCTGCAGACGGACTTACTTCAGGTTCAGCTCTTTATGTTGAATCAAATTCAGCTGATGTCACCGCAAGACATTTAATAAGTTCAATTAATAACAACGCCGCAGCAGCTGGAGCAATCCCAATTTATGCTCAACAAGATGGTGTAGCACCATGTGGACAATTTGCCGGAACAACTTCTCTTGTAGTTCCTTGTGGTACTGATGCTAATAGAGGTACTGGAGTACAGGGAGGAATTAGATTTAATAATCAATTTAATTTCTTTGAAGGATATACTGGGTCTGTATGGACACAAATGGGTGCAGTAGAAGATGTGGATGAAGACACCCATGTACGAGCAGAAACTTCTCCTGGAACGGATAATGATGAATTAAAATTTACAACGGCTGGAACATTACGAATGACTATTGAAGCCGATGGAGATGTTATTGTTGCTGGGACAATTACTGAACAGTCTATGAGAGAACTAAAAACAAATATCTCAAATATTGAAAATGTTCTACCTTCTGTTTTACAAATGCAAGGAGTGAAATACGATTGGAAAGATGAAACTAAATCACAAGATAGAAATTATGGATTTATTGCAGAAGATGTAGATCAAATTTTTCCAGATTTGGTATCCCATGATGATAGTGGAAAGCCAAAAGCTATTGCTTATACAAAAATGACTGCTATTCTTTTAGAAGCTATTAAAGAACAACAAAATCAAATAAACGAATTAAAATCTAAAATAGGAGTCTAAGATGGGATTTTGGCGTGGATTTGGATATAGGTCTAGAGCAAGAAGAATGGCCGATTTCCTACGTTCAGGTATGGAGGATCTTGATCAAGCTAGGAAAGACGCGGATGCTGTAGCAAAAGCCGCCGCGGATGCAGTACTGCTGGCAGCAGCGGATGCAGCAGCCGAAGCTAAAAAAGTAGCCGCGAATGTGATACTGTTACAGCAGGCGGCTGATGCAGCTGCTGCAGCTGCTGCAGCAGACGCTGCTACAGCAGCATCGACACCAGTTCATAACAAAGTTGGAGTATTTGAAAACAACGGCACTTCTACTGTATCTGGAACTACTGTGACTGTAAACCTTAATACTGGCAATTTCTTTGAAATGGATTTACAGGGTCTTTCTGGTAATGTGACTACATTTACAATTTCAAATGCAACTCAAGAAAATAATATGGTATCATGTTTTATTGTAAAAATTATACAAGGAACATCTACTACTACTAGAAACTTTACTTGGGCATCTATTGTTAGTAATGGTACTAATATCGATTGGTCCGGAGGCGCGGGTCCTGATATTACTACAGGAAATGATAAAGTAGATATTTTGTCATTTACTACTTATGATAAAGGTACTACTTGGTATGGTGCTCCTGTTGGACAAGAATTTTATTAACACGCGAGATTATATATGGCACTAAGTAGGATGGTAATAACTGCTGCAGGAGCAGGAGGACAAGCCATAGAATATACATATTCCAGTGATACTCTAACTGCCGATTTACTCACCCAAGCAATTTCTGCTGGATGGGATTCCACAAAACCAGGCACTTTTACAGCATATGTCGGAGACGGATCTAATTCTATCGGACTGTATTCAAATTCAGGAAATGCATCACACTATGGGTTGTCTTTTGGATCTGGATGGGCAGCTGATACCATAATCAATCTTATAGTAAAAAATAACTCCATTATTGTTGGAACCGCAGGAAATGGTGGTGCCGGTGGTTCTGGAGGAGCCGGTGGTTCTGGAGGTTCTGGTGGCAGCGGAGGCGGCGGAGGTTCTGGTGGAATCGGCCGGAATTGTTGGGGAAATGTCGCGCCATCGGGAGGAACAGGAGGAGGAGGAGGAAACTCCGGTAGTTCAGGTAGTTCAGGTAGTGGAAGTAGTATAGGCTCAATTGGTTCAGCTGGAACACATGCAATAAATATGAATTGGCTAGGAGGAGCAGTCAACATTACTGTCGATTCAGGAGGTAGTATTGTCGGTGGTGGAGGCGGCGGTGCTGGTGCTTCTGGTGGTACTGGAGGAGGCGGTGGAACTGGCGGAACTGGAGGAGGCGGTGGAACTGGCGGAACTGGAGGTAATACTTGTGCTGCACCGATGGGAGGTTGGCCCCAAAGTAGTAGATGGGGTGGGTACTCCTGTTGGCCTGATCAATCAAGTCATAACGGTGGGACTGGAGGTTCTGGTGGAACTGGCGGAACTGGAGGTTCTGGTGGAACTGGAGGTGCCGGAGGAGCAGGAGGTATTGGCGGTAAAGGTGCGGGATGGACAAAAGATTGTTCTAGTAATCTTTCGTCATGTCTCAATACAGACGCAGATTCTGGGGGCGGAAGTTCTTCTGGTTCTGGTGGTGCGAGTGGTAATTCCGGAAGTGGAGGATCTGGTGGAGGAGCTGGTTCAGGGCCAGGCACATACTGTAACGGGCAAGCTCCTTGCAATTATAGCTGTTCCACATGGAGTCAAGGTAACACAGGAGCAACAGGAAGTTCTGGAGGAACTGGAAGTGGAGGTTCAACCGGTAGTGGTGGAGGAACAGCAGCTACCGGTGGTGCATATGGATCCACAGGGGCTGGTATAGCAACTATTATAGGAGGTGCAGCAGGTAATGCTATAATTAATGGATCTCACAGTTCTGTCACACTTATAAATAATGGAACAGTATCAGGATCGGTAACTTAAAGGATATAGAATATGGCACAAGAAAAAATTTATACATTAATTCACCGAGAGAATGGACTACGGCTCCCCACGGGGGAGACTACAGAAGAGGAACGAGCCCAATTTCTCTCGGAAGAGATGCATTATGTTTATGATGATGGTGCATGGGTGAATATAGATTTAGGTGCGGATGAAGGCATAGCAATAGATGAATATATGCATAATCCGGATAATCAGTTTGCTATTTGTTTTATTCCTCTCTCAGCAATAACATTAGATGAGAACAATAAAATAAAAAAAATATTATTACCCGGTGACTAATTATGGGATCAATTTTAAAGGCATTGAAGAAAAAAGGGAGAGAATTGATTGAAAGAGGAGAAGAAAGAATGAAAATATGCAACCCGTGTGAATTTTTCTCAACAAAAACAGGACAATGTAAGCAATGTGGATGTTTCATGGTCATAAAATCTAAAATTAAAAATTCCACTTGCCCTATAGATAAATGGTAATTGATGAAAGTTGTGATAGTCGGAGGTGGTAATGCAGGGTGTATAACTGCATTAGAATGGGGATTTATTTCTCAAACTTGGGAAAGATCAAGTCCACTTGAAGTTGAATTAATTTATGATCCAAATGATAAACCTATACCCGTAGGACAAGGTACCGCTAGTGATTTATCTCAACTTATCTATAAACTCGGTTTTGACTGGTATAATAATCCTATAGAGGCTACACCAAAAGCTGGAATTATATTTGAAGACTGGGGCAAGAAAAATCATAAATTTATAAATTACTTAGAAAATGCAGCCATGGCAATGCATTTCGACCCTCCTAATTTTCAAAAATATATATTAAATTCTGGTTTATTTAACATAATTGAAGATCGTATTGATGATATATCAACAATCGATGCTGATTTTATATTTGATTGTACAGGTGGTAGACTGAATAATGATACAGAAAATTACAATAAACTTATTTCTACAGTAAATTCTAGTATAATAAGTAGAGTAAAGGGGAGAGACTATACACAGCTATGGACTCGGGCAGTGACTACTCCTGATGGATGGACATTTATAATACCACAGACCGACAATACAACAATTTATGGTTATGTGTACAATAATCACATAACAGATGAAACCACGGCAAGAGAAAATATTAATAAATTATTTAATATAGAACCTGATGATATGATGAATCGGGTAATAAATTTTGATTCATTTGTTGCTAAAGAAGTTATATCGGAACATAGAATAATTAAAAATGGTAATAAATTAGCTGCTTTTGATCCTCTTGACGCTCCTGCTACATCTTTACATATAATGGTTGCAGAATGGTGTCAAAATTTTATTTCTCATAAGATGAATTCTCCAGCTGAATTAGCTGGGACCCAAGATATTGTGGAAAAAGGCATATTAGATTATGTACATGAAATTGAAACGTTTCAATTATGGCATTATCAGTTTGGATCTAAATATGATACTCCATTTTGGGATTATGCAAAAACATTAGCTGACAATTATTTCAATGATAATGAATATGGTAAAGAATTTAAAAATAGAATTAAACTTATAAACAACTTTTCAGAGCTTGATCTTTGTTCTATATTTTCTAAAACTCTGCGAGTGCCAGCAGTTCTTGATGATACTCTTTTAGAATATAAAGGAATTTCTTATACCGGTAGTGATTTATTTTATGGGCCATGGGATGCAAAATCTCTCCAAAATTGGTATACTAACGTTGTTAATTGAATTTTCAATACCCTAAACCATAATCTTACTAAATAGTATAGAAACCTCAACTAAACTATACTATTACAGGGAGATAGATTGTGGCATTAACTCTGCAAAAACAAACTTTAAATTTTGTATTAGACCAAGGTTGCACCTTTTCTAAAGTTGTTACCGCTAAAGATACCGCAGGAGCAAATGTTACAATTTCTACTGGAACTACAGCAGGTAAAATGCGACAATCCTACCATTCATCGAATAATGTTCATGCTTTCACTACAGTAATTGAAGGATCAAATGTGACATTTTCTTTGACCTCTACACAAACAACAGCAATATCAGATGGAAATTATGTATTTGATGTAGAATATACACAAGCAGGAGGAGATATAGAAAGAGTAGTAGAAGGTCTTATAACAGTTTCACCGGAGGCGACAAAATAATGGCACAACCAACTACTAGAACTACTTTTAAGGAATATTGCAAACGAAAACTTGGATGGCCTGTAGTAGAATTAAATCTAGATGATGATCAAGTTGAAGATTGTGTAGATGATGCACTTCAATTTTTTCAAGAATATCATTTTGATGCAACAGAAAACACATTTCTAAAACATCAAATTTCTGGTTCTACTGTAACATTAGCAGGAGCTCCTACAGGAACTTTTTCAAATGGTGAATATTTTACTGGAGGAACAAGTGGAGTAAGAGCAAGAGTACATGAATATCATAGTGCAAACACTACACTTAGATTCAAGGACCCAGATGTTAAATTTGGTGGAGATGGTAATACGTATTACGGTAATACTACTACTACTTTTTCTACAAGTGAAATTCTAACAGGAGAAGACTCCGGCGCTACGGCAACAACTCATGCTTCTACGGCAACTGTAATAGGAGACTTTGATAATAAATTTATAGATATTGCTGAAGCAATTATTGGAGTGAGGAGAATAATACCTTTTTCAGATAATGAATCAGCTGGCTCTGGTATGTTTTCTGTTAAATATCAATTTGCTTTAAATGAAGTCCATAATTTAGGTGGAGATTTAGTATCTCATGAACTAAAACGACAGCATTTACAATTAATTGGTGAAATGTTTACAGGTTCTCCTATGTTCAGATATAATAGACATGCTGATAAATTATGGTTAGATATTACTTGGGGTGCAGATGCCGATATTGATGATTGGATAATAGTAGAATGTGACAGAATTCTTGATCCTTCTACATATGCGGATATTTGGGGTGATATATTTCTTAAACAATATGCCACATTATTGCTAAAAAAGCAATGGGGTCAAAATTTAATTAAATATGAAGGTATGCAGCTTCCCGGTGGATTGACTCTTAATGGTAGACAATTATATGATGATGCAGTTACAGAAATCACAACCATAGAAGAACAAATGCAATTAAGATATGAATTGCCCGTAGATCATTTGATAGGATAACATTTAATGGCCACTAATCCTTATTTCAATCATCATGGAAAAAATACAGCAGATCAAAGATTAGCAGAAAATCTTATGATTGAGTCCATTAAGACTTATGGAATTGATGTTAATTATTGCCCAAGAACCCTTGTTAAAGAGGATCTCTTATTGGGTGAAGATGCGCTTTCCGAATATAATAGTGCTCATACAATTGAAATGTACATTAAAACTATTGATGGGTTTGAAGGTGAAGGTGATTTTGTTGCAAAATTTGGACTACAAATAAATGATCAAATTACTTTTACTGTAGCAAGACGCAGATGGGCAGAATTAGGATTAGTTGGTGATGGAAGAGATACTGCTCCAAAAGAAGGAGATATAATATATTTTCCTTTGACTAATGCATTATTTCAAGTTCTGTTTGTAGAAGATGAATCGGTATTTTATCAAACTGGTGGATTGCAAGTTTATGATCTTGTGTGTGAAATGTTTACTTATTCAGATCAAAAATTAAACACTGGTATAGAAGACATTGATAAAATTGAACGATTACAAGCATATTCTTTAGATTTTACAATGGATACTGGAAGCGGAGACTATACAGTAGAAGAGATTGTATATCAAGGAGAGTCTTTAGAAGCAGCAACAGTACAAGGAGAGGTAGCAAGTTGGGGTTCTACAACTAAAATATTAAATCTTATTAATATGACAGGCAATTTTTCTGGTACTGTTAATATTATTGGTGACAGTTCAGGAGCCAGTTATTCGGTCACATCATTTAATGCACAAGATTCAACTTCAGCCTCTGCAGGTGATAATTTAGCAATAGAACAAGAAGCAGATTCTATTATTGATTTCACCGAAGGTAATCCGTTCGGGAGCCTATAATGTTAGGACAAACTTATTATCATGAAACTATCAGAAAATATGTTGCTGTATTTGGAACACTTTTTAATGATATTAATATCCAAAGAACAAATTCAGCTGGTGTAGTAACAGAACAAATTAAAGTTCCGATAGCATATGAAGCTAAAGATAAAATGTTATTGCGTGTGAGAAGAGGTTCTAAATCAGATCAAAGTCTTCAAATAAGTTTACCAAGAATGGGATTTGATTTAAATGCTATTACATATGATCCAACTAGAAAATTAAATACAATGGGTCAAACTTATGCCGCGAATAATGCTACGAATTCCACTACATTATTAAAACAATATAATCCCGTACCTTATAATTTTGATTTTACTTTGTCTGCTATGGTAGATAATTCAGAAGACGGTGCACAAATTTTTGAACAGATCGTTCCTTTCTTTACACCAGAATTCACAGTTAGTGTAAATTTGGTACCTTCTATGAACATTAAGCCAGATATTACAATAATATTGAATGATGTTGCAATTGAGGATTCATATGAAGGAGACTTAGTTGTAAGAAGAGAAATTATATGGACTTTAAATTTTATGTTAAAGGGATATATTTATCCTGATGTTAAATCTGGATCAGTTACTAAAAGTGTTATAGTAAATCTTAGATTACCAGCAGAAGCAGGAGTTTCAGAATATATTGTCTTGGAAGATAGTACAGATTTTTCAACAAATTATATGTTGTTAGATGCAGATGCAGGATCTCCTGATGCTACAGGTATAATGAAGATTCTTAGTGAATCAAGTTCTGATGCTGCAATGGCCGGAATTAAAACAAGAATAACAACCACTCCTGGTGCCAATGATGTTGTAGCAAGTGATGATTTTGGATATTCACAAACATTTGAATATTTTGATAATCCTATAGATAATAATCCAACAACCGGCTTAGATGTTAATTTATAATGATAGGGAATAATGAAAGATATAGTGGACGGAAGAATAGATGAAATATTAGAAATTACAAGTTTAATTCCTACATCTGAACTTAAACCAGAACCAAGTTCAAGAATTTTACCTAATACAGAGGGTAAAGATGATGACATTGATTATAATTATGCCCGTGAAAATTACTACAATTTAATCGAAAGAAATCAAGACGCGGTAGAAGAGATGTTAGAGATTGCAAAGCAGTCTGAACATCCTCGTGCTTTTGAAGTAGTCGGACAGTTAATCAAATCTGGATTAGATGCCAATAAAGAATTAATGGCACTACATAAAACAAAAAAAGAATTGACTATAGAAAAGGGACCATCACAAGTAACAAATCAAGCAGTTTTTGTTGGTTCTACCGCCGAATTACAAAAACTCTTAAAGGTAAAACGTGCCGAGTGAAAATTATTTAGGAAACCCCAACTTAAAGAATGTTGGTCAGGTTATAGAGTGGACAGAGGAAACCCTTACTGAATATATGAAATGTAAGGAAGACCCTGAATACTTCATAAAGAATTTTGTCAAAATTATTCATGTAGATAGAGGGTTAGTTCCATTTGAGATGTATGATTATCAAGAAGATATGATACGTAAGTTCAATGATAATCGTTTTGTGATCTGTAAAATGCCCAGACAGACGGGTAAATCAACCACTATCATCGCATTTCTTCTTCATTACGTTCTGTTCAATGAAAGTGTTAACGTTGCTATCCTAGCCAACAAAGGAGCGGTAGCAAGAGAACTTCTTTCTAGATTACAACTTGCATACGAAAATTTACCTAAGTGGTTACAACAAGGCGCAGTTGTATGGAACAAAGGTAATATTGAAGTAGAGAACGGATCTAAAGTTATCGCTGCAGCAACTTCTAGTTCAGCTGTTCGTGGTAGTTCATTCAATATTATTTTTCTTGATGAGTTTGCCCACGTTCCTCAAAATATAGCTGAATCTTTTTTCACTTCTGTTTATCCTACAATTTCTTCTGGTGAATCAACCAAGGTACTTATTGTTTCAACTCCACTTGGTATGAATATGTTTTACAAAATGTGGATAGAAGCGGAAGAAAAAAGAAGTGACTATGTACCAATTGAAGTGCATTGGTCAGATATGCCAGGAAGAGATTTGAAGTGGAAAGAGGAGACAATACGTAATACTTCTGAAATACAGTTCACACAGGAGTTTGAATGTGAATTTGTAGGATCAACATATACACTAATTGCTCCATCAAAACTTAGATCGATGGTTTTTACACCACCGATTCATAGTAATAATAATTTGGATGTATTTCAGGAACCGATAAAGAATCATACATACGCTTTAGTAGCAGATAGTGCTCAAGGAAAAGGTGTAGATTATTCAGCATTTATTGTATTCGATGTTTCTGAAATGCCGTACAAACAAGTAGCAAAATTTAGAGATAATACTATTTCTCCTATGTTATATCCAAATGTAATTTACAATGTAGGAAATAAGTATAATTGTGCTCATGTACTCATTGAGGTGAATGATATTGGTTCTCAAGTCGCTGACACTTTACATTATGATTTAGAGTACGAAAACATAATGATTATTACAATGAGAGGTAGAGCTGGACAACAAATTGGTGGTGGATTCGCAAAGAACATTCAATTAGGACTAAGAACGAGCAAACAAATCAAAAGAATTGGGTGTGCTACTCTAAAGGATATAGTAGAACAAGATCAATTAATTCTTCCAGATTTTGAAACGATTAGAGAACTCACAACATTTGCTCTAACAAATA